ACAGGCCTACAGCTAAACAAGGTAACAAGGAAGAGCGCATTGCCGCCAAGAGAGACACTTGAGCCTCGACCTTGGCGCGGCCATCTTCTGTAACGGCATTCTCACGAACCACCACGTCGTCGAAAACGGCAACGTCACAGTGAAGGCCAGTAATGCCAGTTGTTAGGCCGGCAGTGAAGATTGTACTGTCACGAACCGTTTCTGCAGCTCGCTTAGGATGATCGACAGAGATTTCAGTCTCAGTCCACTTCTCTCTTTTACTTTCTTCCTCGTTGACCATCTCTGGCCAGTAACGACGATAAATCTTGGAAGTCAGGATGTCCTTAATGAACTTAAGCTGCTTGACTGCCAGACCAGAAGTAGAAGAGATGTAGATAATACGAGATGCAGGATTACGAGTGATGTGCCATGCTACTCGATAAGCAATCATGGCGCTCTTGCCGTGGTCTCGCGGAAGAAGAGCAAGCTGGTGGGTCTTGGCATCTTGTCGTGTCCACCAACTAATCAACTCTTTATGAACGTCTCCAAGCACACGGTGAGGATGAACTAAGTTGATGAAAAAGACGAGATCAAGTTCAGCTAGGTCTTTTATGTGCTGTACTTTTTCATCTAATTTCATTATACGGTCCTAGATAGTTTTACTTTAACTTCACCGGCACCAATGGCAGTAGTATCTGTATAGACGGCGTTACGTGTAATTGAGATACCAAGACCAAGAGCAAAGCGGAATCCATGGAACCCCATATGAAGGTTAACTACACCGGGGACACCAGCAGCAGCCGGAGGAATTGGAATGGTCATTTCAGGGATATCAGTTCCAACAGTAGGTGCAGTTGCCTTGTTGTAGAGTTTAACATAGGCGTAAGAAGCACCTTCGTTAGTAGCGTAGAATGCCGGTAGGCCGCTTGTGCCAGTAAGGATAAGTGCACCGTTAGTAGTAGCAGCCGAGTTAACAAAATATGGGGTGGCTGGAACTACAGGATTGACAGTACCTGCCGTGACAGTTGCAGTAACAGTACCAGATACAGCTTGTGTTGCCGAAGCCTGTGCAGCAGGAATTGGTTCAGTGGCATATGTACCTTGAACAAAGCGCCATGACTGTGTTCCAGAGGTCCTTGCGGTAGCTCTTACACGGAAACGCTTAAGAGCATTAACTGAAAGCTCCCACGCATAAGCAGGTTGTGCTGACAGTGCACCAGTAACCAATTCAATGGTATTAGCATTAGACCGTACTGCCTGAACCGCAAACCAGTTTGATACACCAGACGCCTCTAGACTACCTTCGAAAGTACAGTTGATGCCAGCAAATGTTCCTGTACAAAACACCATAACGTTAGAAGCGCGAGAGACATCACCTTCGACAGTACCACCAACTACAGGTGTACTGATAACAGGTTGTGTGGCAGTAATGTCACCAGTAATATCTGGGTAGGAGGCAGGTTTACTACCTACTTTAAGACGACCTTCTTCATCTACCTTCAGGAGAGTATAGTCACCGTCTGTATCAGTAGACTTTGCGTTCAGTTTGGCCAAACGAGCTGACTACACGGCTGTTGTCGTTGTGGGCATTGACCACTTGAATAACTATTACGTTCTGGATATTGAACGCTTCAAGACAGATCGTATTAAGGAATACTTTGATACTATCCTGCGTCTACATCAGAAGTGGGGCTTCCGAAGACTCCGAGCAGAAACTACAGTTGCTCAGCAAGTCATCGTAAGGGATATCAAAGAGAACTACGTTAAGCCTCTCGGTCTTTCCCTCATTATTGAAGACCACAGGCCTACAGCTAAACAAGGTAACAAGGAAGAGCGCATTGCCGCTACCCTGTACCCAAAGTATGAGAACAGACAGATATACCACTTCAAAGGTGGCAACTGTTCAATCCTAGAAGAAGAGCTTGTACAACAGAACCCTGCACATGACGACGTAAAAGATTGTCTGACTATCGCAGTAGATTGTTGTGTCGCCCCTACCTTCAGCGGACTGAACGTACGCCCTCGGTTTGAAGGTATGTACAACCAGAGATTTGGTGGGATTCAATAGTGGCTGGAAAAACTTTAGACATTACAAATATCCTTACTCCAGATCAGATGGCAGTGTCCATTGCTAATACTTGGATGGAGTGGGATAACAAGCGCCAATCTAAGAAGGCAGACTGGGATGAAGTACGTCGTTACATTGTAGCCACGGACACAACCCATACGTCTAATTCTAAGAACCCTTGGAGCAACAAGACTACACTTCCTAAGCTTTGTCAGATTCGTGACAACCTCTTGGCTAACTACATGGCCACTCTATTCCCAAAGAAGCGTTGGCTCGACTGGGAAGGTGACGACAAGAAGGACGAGACAAAGCGTAAGAAGAGTGCAATCAAAGACTACATGACATGGGCTATTAACCAACCTCATTTCAAGCAGAGCGTCACTAAGTGCCTTCTGGACTGGATTGATACTGGTAACACCTTTGCTACTGTAGAGTGGGTTGATCAGACAAGTAAAGACTCTTCAGGAGTCATTCGAGCAGGGTTCGTTGGGCCAAGGCCTGTACGCATTAGTCCCCTCGACATTGTCTTCAATCCGATTGCAAGCTCCTTCAGGGAGACACCAAAGATTACTCGGTCCCTTATGACTCGTGGTGAAGCCAAAGAGGCATTGGATCGAATGAGCATCACACCTGATGACAAAGCTATTGCCGAAGGTGTGTGGAACCATATGATGGATTGTCGCCATACGGTGGCTGGTGGTTCTTGGGAAGCCAAGGATTCCTACCTTTCTGTCGATGGTTTCGATAACTATCTGGGTTATCTTGGTAGCCAGTACGTCGAACTACTGACTTTCCAAGGTGATTTTTACAATGATGAAGATGGTACAGTCCTCAAGAACCATATCATTGTTGTAATGGACCGCGCTAAGATTATTCTTAAGCGTCCACATTCCTACCCTCTTCCCGAGATTCCTGTTTTCCATGCTGGCTGGCGTATTCGTCAGGACAACCTATGGGCGATGGGGCCTCTCGATAACCTAGTCGGACTTCAATACCGTCTAGACCACGTTGAGAATATGAAAAGTGATATTCTCGACCTCGTTACTTACCCCCCGCTAGCAATTAAGGGTAACGTCAACGAATTTACGTGGGGGCCTCTTGAACGCATCTATCTAGATCAAGATGGTCAAGTTGAATTGCTGTCACCTGATGTCAATGCACTTCAGGTTAATATCGAGATCAACTCGATTGAACAGCGTATGGAAGAGATGGCGGGTGCACCTAAAGAAGCTATGGGTGTCCGTACTCCCGGCGAAAAGACTATGTATGAAGTTCAGCGCCTCGAAAACGCTGCTTCCCGAATCTTCCAATCGAAGATTAGAGAGTTCGAAGAACACTTCCTTGAGCCCCTACTCAATGCAATGTTGGTGTATGCTCAGAAGTACTTGGACGCTACGACGATTCGTGTCATTGACGACGAGTTCCGTGGGACAAACTTCAAACAGGTTACTGCACAAGACTTGAGTGCTAATGGGCGTCTTAAGCCCGTCGGTGCAAGACACTTTGCAGAGAAAGCCGAATTGATACAGAACCTAAGTAACTTCTTCCAAAGCCCACTTGGACAAGACCAAGCGGTCTCTGTCCACTTCTCCGGTATCCGTCTTGCACGGCTCGTTGAAGAAGCTTTGGAAATTGGTGACTATAGCCTTGTCGAACCGTTCATCAGATTGTCCGAGCAAGCAGACGCCCAGAAGTTAACAAACGCACACACTGAAGAAGTAGCCATGGAAGCAGATGCCCCAGCGGGCCTGACTCCTGACGATCACAGCGGTGACCAACCAGTTTCAGGGGGAGACCTAAATCTTGGCTAAACCTGAACTCAATACCCTTTGGCTCGGCAACGACAAGGGGGAAGATAGACAGCGTACAGAAGACAACGTCCGTAATAACATCTTCCTACTCTCTCGTCTGAAAGAGATTTTAGATAAGCAAGTAGCACAGATTGAACGTATGGAAGCTTCCTTAGCTGTCTATGACAACGCATCGTGGGCCTACAAACAGGCTCACCTTAACGGTATGCGTCATGCGTACCAAGAACTATACAAGTTAACCGACCATTTACGGTAACTGTGCCCGTAGGGGCGTTGACAGGGGCTTCACGCTGTGTGTCTAGTCCGACAAGGCGATAGAACGCCGAGGGGCTTCGATCAGCAATCCCACGAAGATCGACCAGTGACATACCTAGTTCACGGGCCTTCTGGTTGAGTAGAATCTGGGCGTCACCACCCCAAGTTACTTTAAGTGCATCGGCTACCTTTTCACGGTTGGCCTTTACAGTTCGCTCGGTTTCCGTTTCCGAAAGGAGCTTGGTGACAATGTCTTTTAGTTTGGAGTCGTCAATCGTGTTCTCGTGGTTTTCCAGATTTTGGTTATTCTGTCCATCGGAGCGATTTGAATTGAACTCCTGCTTGATCTGTGCCATTACAGATTCCAACGTTTGAGAAGTACTCTGTTTACCTCGGAGCTCTGCGTTCTCAGCCTTAAGCTGTTCGATGAACTGATCACTCTTTAGTTTGGCTTTTGCAAGCTCTTCTACCGATTTGAATCGGCCAGTCGGGCCTACGAGGGTGTCAAGCAAGTCGGCATCATCGGTTCCTTGATCGAGGTCGTTGATGTCAATCTCGTCGAAGAG